ACCTCTCCGCCCTACACGCCAGTGCCCCGACGCAACTGCATGCGATGAAGGCGAACCACGCCCTGGAGACACTGAGGCTCATGGCCTTCTTCAGGTCACCGCTGAACTAAACCGCGACAACCGCCCGGCGGATCGCACAGGAAGTGCCCCACATGACGACCGCGACACCCTCTAAAGTAGCAACTTCTAGCAACCGTGGTTCAAAGCCAGGTGAGCGGCGCGGTGGTCGCCAAGCAGGGACACCCAACAAGGCCACGGCTGAGATCAAGAGCCTTGCACGGGTACATGGTGCCGAGGCAATGGAGCTTCTGTGGCTGCTCGCCAGGACCGCTGAGAGCGAGGCCACCCAGGTGGCTGCAATCAAGGAACTGTTCGATCGGGGCTACGGCAAGGCAACGCAGCTAATGGGTGGCGACCCGGAAGCGGGGCCAATCGCCATCACAGAGATCGTGCGAACCATCGTCCGTCCCAAGTGACACGACTGGACCGCAAGGTACCGGAGGTCTTCGAGCCCCTCCTGGAGCCGGCCCGATACAAGGGTGCATACGGCGGGCGCGGCAGTGGCAAGAGCCATTTCTTCGCAGAGCAACTGATCGAAGACAGCCTGTACCATAAGGGCCTGCTATCGGTTTGCATCCGCGAGGTGCAGCAGACACTGAAGCAGTCATCCAAGCGGCTGATCGAAAAGAAAATACAAGACCTCGGCCTGGGGCAGCAGTTCAAGGTCTGGTTCGACCGGATCGAAACCCCCGGCGACGGCATCATCGCCTTCCAGGGCATGGCCGATCACACCGCTGAGAGCATCAAATCGCTTGAAGGCTTCGGTCGCGCCTGGGTGGAAGAGGCCCAGACACTATCGGCTCGCAGCCTGGTGCTGCTGCGGCCCACCATCCGCGCCGAAGGTTCGGAGATATGGGCGGGCTGGAACCCGCGCCGGAAGACGGATGCGATAGACGCATTCATGAGGGCGCAGAATTTGCCCAACTCGATCGTCGTGCAGGCGAACTGGCGGGACAACCCGTGGTTCCCCGCCGTGCTGGATGCGGAGCGCCGGCTAGACCTGGAGAAATATCCAGATCGATACGAACACATCTGGGAGGGTGGATATGCCAAGGCACTGGAGGGAGCCTATTTCGCCAAGGAACTCGCCGCTGCAAAGGCCGAGTCCCGCATCGGTCGCGTCCCGCGTGACCCGCTTCTGCCTCTGCGCGCTGTGTTTGACATTGGCGGCTCTGGCGCTACTGCCGACGCAATGGCTATTTGGATTGTCCAGTTTGTTGGCCGCGAAATAAGGGTTCTGGACTACATCGAAGGCGTGGGCCAGGTGCTGGCCTATTACGTCAATGAGCTTCGGGCCAGGGGCTACGAAAAAGCTATCTGCATCCTTCCCCATGACGGGGTGAATTCAAACAACATCACCGGCAAGCGGTACAAGGATCACCTTGTCGATGCCGGCTTTGACGTACCGGAGCCCATCAAGAACCAGGGGCCTGGTGCTGCCATGATGCGGATTGAGGCGGTTCGCCGCCTGTTCCCCCGCATGTGGTTCAATGAGGCCACCACCGAAGCGGGGCGCGATGCCCTGGGCTTCTACCACGAACGCAAGGACGCAACACGGGACGTAGGGCTTGGGCCTGACCACGATTGGTCGAGCCACGCAGCCGACGCCTTCGGGCTTATGTGCGTTGCCTACGAAGAGCCCCGCAAGAAGATGGACAAGCTAGTCCTTCCGAACTTCGGCGCTGTCTAGTGTACCCCATCACCAGGGCGCGATTGCTCGCTTATGAGCGCGCCGCCCATCACGCCGAACATCTAAGGAACCTCACATGGTCGATAAGCCAGCATCTCCGTGGTATTATGCCGGTGCCACGGGCGGCATCACGAACACCACCGCCGTCGTCATCACGCCCGCCGCTGTTGCAGGCCAGCGTTACTTCCTCTCCAATCTCCAGTTCGCCAATACCAGCATCACCGCCTCTGAAATTGTGATCCGCAACACCACGGGCTCCGTTGTCCTGTGGCGCGGCTATGCCAGCGCGACGATCGGCACCCAGAACTGGGTCGAGTTCGATCCGCCGCTCCAGTCTCTCGCCAACGACACGCTGGAGGTTGTCATGGTCACGACCGGCACAGCCACCCGCGTTTCCGCCCAGGGCATCCTTGACGCCTAATGGCAACAGTTGATGTAGCTGCGGCAGAACCAACCGACGACAAGGTCGATAATGTGGACTTGCTGGCGCTTGTCCGCGAGGAGCGCCGCCGCGCCGTAGGCTTCGAGCAGGACTACGAACTCAAGGCCGATCGTGAACGGGCCCTGCTGTACTTCAAGGGCGACGTTTCGTCCGACATCCCGACCCTGCCGAACCGCTCCAAGGCGGTATCGTCCGATGTGGCGGACGCCGTTGAAACGCTGCTCCCGGACCTGATCGAGATATTCCTGGGCGGCGATGACGTCGTTGCCTTTATCCCCCAGAATGAGGCGGACGAAGAGGCGGCGAGGCAGGAGACTGCCTATCTGCACCACGTTGCATTTCACGACAACCCTGGCTTTCTGAACTTCGCCACCGCCATCAAGGACGCGCTGCTTCTCAAGACCGGTGTGTTCCACTGGGAATGGGAAGAGGACCGGGACGAACAGGACGAAGACTTCACCGGCAAGAACGTGGTGGAGATGCATCTTGCGATGCAGGACGGCGAAATATCCAACGTCGTCGCCGACCCGATCGACCCGAACGCGCCCCAGGTTATGGACCCGGCCACCGGCCAGCCGCAGCAGCCGCAGCCGACCTACAGCTTCACCATCACCAAGAAGCGCGACCTGTCTCGGGCCAAGTATTGGGCGGTTGCCCCGGAAGACTTCGCCGCCGCCGCCGACACGGTAGACATCGCGGAAACCACCTACTGCGTGGAGCGCCAGCGCCCCCGCGTCCAAGACCTGATCGCCCTGGGCTTCGATGAAGACAAGGTGCGGGCCCTGGAGCCGTATGCCTTCGCCACCGACATGACCACGCAGAGGGCGCGTGACACTGCCGGCGAGAATACCAACCAGGCCAGCACGGGCGACAACACCAGCGACGAACTGCGCCAGGTGGAAGTCCACAAGCACTGCATCCGCGTCCTGGAGGGCAAGAAGACCACCCTCTATTGCATCTACACCGATGCCCAGGAGGCGGTTGAGCTTTACAAGGAAGAGATCGACTCCATCCCGTATGCGGTTGGCTCCCCGTATCTGGTGCCGCACCGCCTGATTGGCCGCTCTGTTGCCGACGTTCTGATCGAAATCATGAAGATCAAGACGGCCCTCTATCGCATGTGCCTGGACAGCGGTTACTTCGCCCTGAACCAGCGTTCTGAAGTCGCGATGGATCAGGCCAACGACTACACCATCTCCGACCTGTTGCGGAATGAGCCGTCCGCGCCCGTCCGGTCCAAATCCGGCACTGCCGTGAGGGCCCTACAGGCCGGCCCGCTGAACTTCGACCCCTACCAGGCGATTGAGTTCTTCAGCACCGTCGCCGAAGGCCGCACGGGCATTGTCCGCAACGCCCAGGGCCTTAACCCCGACACCCTGCACGACACTGCCAATGGGGCCATGATGCTCCTCAGTGCCGCGCAGAAGCGCACACGAATGATTGCCCGCGTCCTGGCTGAAACGCTGGTGAAACCGCTGTTCCTTGGGCTTCATTCGTGTATCCGCCAGAATGCCAAGTCCACCTCTGTGTCGCGCCTGCTGGGCAAGTGGACCCCGGTTGACCCAACCAGGTGGGCCGAACGCACCGCGATGACGGTCGAAGTCGGCCTGGGCGCTGCCGGCAAGGACGCCGAGATCGCGGCCATGCTGCAAATCCAGAACCTCCAGAAGGCGATTGTGGAGGGCGGCGGTGCCGGGACGCTGGTGACCGAAGAGAACATCTACAAGTCCGCGACCGACATGTCCAAGAAGCTTGGCGTGAAGCAGCCGGAAGAATACTTCACCGACCCGGCCTCCACGGAGGCACAGCAGGCCAAGGCGCAGAAGGCGCAGCAGCCGAACCCTGAGATGGCGGCGGTTCAGGGCGAGCAGCAGTTGCAGCAGGCCAAGCAGCAGGGCGAGCTACAGCTACAGACCGCCAAGCAGCAGGCCGAACAGAGCCTGAGCCAGTTGAAGATGCAGGCCGACAAGGAAATACAGGCCAACAAAAGCCAGATGCAGGCCGCAGCAGACCAGCACAAGCAGGAACTGGAGCATCAGCGTGAGCTTCAGATGCATGCCGACAATATGCAGTTGGAGCAACTCAAATACGCCTCCGCCGAACGGATTGAGCAGTTGAAACTGGAGTCCGCCGAACGCATCGCCATCGCCACGGCTCGCATCCGTGCCGAGGGTGCCATTGCCGCTGCCGTTGCCAAGGGCAATGCCCAGGCCGCATCCGACACGCTGGCATATGAGATGAACAACGAAGGCGGGGTCGCCTAGCATGGCCGGTATGTTTGGCGCTCTCGCACCCAATTTCACCGGGCAATCGATGGGCGGCACGGACGCGGGCATGTATGCATCCCCGACGCTGCCGACAGACTTCCTTCGTGACAGGCTGCGCCAGATTATCGGCGACCGTTATGCCGATCGCATTGTTGACACCGGCCCGACTGGCTTCATGGCGCACAACGCGGACATGATCCCGCAGGGCGCGATGCAGACAGCCGCCGGCATCAGGTCGGGCAATACCGCTATGACCGGCATGGGCATGGCTGGGCTCGCCTTGGGCGCTCTTCCGCTGCCCCCCGGTGTTGGCAAGGTTGTCGGCGGCATCGCTGGCGATGTTGCCAAAGACGCCGGCATGTTCGGCATCGCCAAGATAGCCCAGGACGCCGCTCAAGACGCCGTTCCATCCGCGAACGCCACGCTGGCATCTGTCGCAAAGCCTGTAACGGGCAAATCCGCTGACGCGCTTGCCGCATTTAAGAAGATAACTGGCAGGGATTATGGCACTGCCGCGACTGACATTCCGCTGGTTGGGCGCGGCGACATTACTCTTCCACCGGGCCGCACCCTAAGTGGCATTCAGGATCATGTGGATGAGCTAACAAACGATGTGAAGCAGTGGAACAATCCGCAGCGCCGCATGTGGTACGAGAACAGTGGCAACGCCATCAACACCGCCACCGGCAAGAATGCGCCAATGGCAGAGCGCCTGACCTACGGCATATCAAAAACATCGCAGGGAACGCCGGTTCTCGACAACGCGGCCTATGCAATCAAGGGCCACAATCAGGCAATGGTTGGTGACCCGGTTAAAACCGGACGCTTCCCTGCCGTGATGGGTAGCGCGATACAGGATGCATACGATACCGGCGACACCGCCGCGCTTGGTTCAAAGATTGGCGGCTACCAAAGCGGCTTCCGCTCATCCTGGGTTCCAGACCTAAACAATGCAGGCGCAAACGACTTGCACAACATGCGCTGGTTTGGGCATGAGGGCTTCGACGGGACGCCAACAACGGGCCACCATAACTATGACCGCATTGTGCGTTCAGCCATCACCGATCGCCTGAACTCTGAGGGCTACGATGCGGGCCTGGGCGCTTGGAACCCCGGCCAGGTACAGGCTGTTGGCTGGGCCAAGGCGCGGGCTGCCGGCGGTGTGCCAGAAGATCAGGCGGGTTACGACATCGCCAACGCATTCAAGGACCGCACGGCGCGCCTAACCTACGAAACTGCGCCGGGGCTCACTACAAACCACATGCCGGAATATCACGCAGCGCCATATGCGGATAAACAGGCCTACCACGACGCAATCAACCAGACCCTCACAGACAACCAAGGCCGGGACATTATCACATCCCACATGGGTCTGCTGACCATGCCGACAGAGCATGGGACGGGTGTGTTTCAAGGTGCCGCAAGCCCTGGATCACACGCCCAGGCGCTCGTAGGGCAGGCCCCCGGAGGGTGGAAGAACGGCATAGACCCTGCGTCTAAGGAGCTTCTGGACGCATCTGAGGCTGTTCGCGGCATTCTGCTGCGCCAGGACGCCGCGGCATACCATCACCCGGTATTCCCAGAAAATGGGCTCACCGGAAACAACACCAATCTATTCGATGTCCGCACTGGCGCATCCATGACCCCACAGGAGGCTATGGATGTTTCAGCCGCCCTGAAGTCGCGCACCGGGACGGACTTTCACAGCCCGATCTTCACGCAAAATGGCTACCGCTTCATCAATCATCCAGAGGCCTCTGGCGTTTCCAATAAGGCCTTCCAGGGCCATCTGCAAAATGCGTTAACGGACGTTTACGGGCCGCAGTCCGGTGGTGACATCAAGGTGGTTATGGGGCATAGTGAGGGCAATTATATACCGAATGATTGGAGCAAAAATGGCGCGCAAGATTATCTTTCAGTTCTCCGAGGCGCACGACCCGATGTACAGCGAAGGGCCGCAGAGCTACTTTCCACACTCGGTCCGCGCGTCAG